GGCTCCGGCATCCCGGCGCGGGCTGCCAGCATCTTGACAGCCTCGCCGTAGTCGATGCTGTTGATCTTTTTGGCGAAGCTGATGGCATCGCCGCCCGCCCCGCAGCCAAAGCAGTAAAAGCTCTGGGTGTCCGGGTAGACATAGAACGAGGGGGTCTTCTCGCTGTGGAACGGACACAGGCCGCCATAGAGGCGGCCCTTCCGTTTCAGCTGCACATAGCTGCCCACCAGATCGACGATGTCGGTGCGGCGGTTCAGCTCTTCAATGTACTCGTGTGGGATCATGGCTCTTTTTTCCTGCTTCCTTTTATAACACGTGCCACTTGCGGGGCACGAACACATCCTCAAAGGTCCGGATGGCGAACTCGTCGCTCATGCCGCTGATGTAATCGGTCACGGCGCGGTCACGGCCCTCCTGATAGGCCAGCTGCAAATAGAAATTGGACATCTGGTCGATGTGGGTCAGGTAGTATTCGTACAGTTCCGTGAGGACCTTTTCCACTTTCTGCTCTTCGCGCTTGGCGGTGCGGTCGTTGTAGACATTGGCATACATGAAATCCTTCAGCGCAAGGAAGGCTTCCTCTTCCTCCGCGCCCATGGCCACATCGCCGTCGCTGTGGGCGAGGATGCTCTGGATCATGGTCGTGATGCGCTGGGATTTCGTTTCGCCCAGCACGGCGGTGCATTCTCTGGGCAGGATCGCCGGGTCCAGCACCCCGGCACGGACGGCATCTTCAATGTCGTGGTTGACGAACGCGATCTGGTCCGCCATCCGGACGATGCGGCCCTCCGGGGTCGCCGCCCAGGTGCCCTTGGTGTGGGTGATGATGCCGTTCCGCACTTCCCAGGTCAGGTTGAGGCCCCGGCCGTTCTGTTCCAGCTTGTCCACCACCCGCAGGCTCTGGCGGTAATGCTTGAAGCCGTCCGGGCAGAGCTTGTCCAGTGCGCTCTCCCCTGCGTGGCCAAAGGGCGTGTGGCCCAGGTCATGCGCCAGGCTGATGGCCTCGGTCAGGTCTTCGTTCAGGCGCAGGGCGCGGGCGATGGTGCGGGCGATCTGCGCCACCTCCAGCGTGTGGGTCAGCCGGGTGCGGTAGAGGTCGCCCTCCGGCGAGAGGAAGACCTGCGTTTTCTGCTTGAGGCGGCGGAACGCCTTGCAGTGGATCACGCGGTCCCGGTCGCGCTGGAACACCGGGCGGATGGGGTCCTGCGGCTCCGGCCGGGCCCGGCCCCGGCTTGCATCGCTGAAGGTCGCCCAGGGGGCAAAGGTCAGCCGCTCGATCTCTTCGGTACGCTGGCGTACATCCATCCGGTATCCCTCACTTTCATGGTGGTTCCTGCCCCCTTCCCAGCGCAGCTGCGCCCGCAGCTTGGCCACGCCCCGCAAGGAGAAGCCGTCCACCTTGGTGGTCACCACCACGCCCTCCGCGGCGTTCAGGGCGGCCACGCTGCCGGCGCTGAAGCCGGGCGGGCAGTCAAAGATCATGTAGTCCACGCCATCCTCCGCCGCCGCGTCCCGGAAGTCCTCAAAGGCCTTGATGGACACGCTCTGCCCCGCCTTGATGGCGGCGATGTCCAGAGCGTACAGGGACGAGTCCGCCGGCAGCAGCGACACCAGACCGTCGCTGCCCAGCGGGATCACGTTGTCGCTCCACAGCGGCTCGGCGTTGCCCATCAGCAGGTCGGTCACCGTGATGCCGCCGCCCTCCAGCGCGTCCAGCGCCGCCTCCCGCAGGTAGAACTCCGTCAGGTTGGCCTGACCGTCGCAGTCCACCAGCACCACGCTCTTACCGGCCCGGCGCAGCACGTCGGCCAAATTGAGGGCCGTGACCGTCTTGCCCACGCCGCCCTTCAGGTTCATGATCGCAATTGTTCTCATTCAGCATCATCCTTCTTTCTGCCCGGGTGAGCCATATGCTCTCCCGGTATGCATAATTTTTCGTGCGCCGCTCCACCACCGCGAAGCGCAGTTCCGGATGGATCCACACCACCCGGCCCGGCACGGGCTTGCTCTTGATCTCGCCCGTCACGCCTGCGCGGTTGCAGTACGGCACAAACATGATCTTGTCGCCAACTTTCATCGGCTCCCTCCTCAAAACGGCATCGTGCCGTCGTCCTCGACTTCTTCAAGCTTCACCTGACCCGGGACAGGTGCGCCGCGCTTGGCCTTTTTTCCCTCACCCATGGCCTTACGCGCCTTGGCCTTCTCGGCAAAGTACCGCATGACAGCCTGTCCGTCCGGCCCGGCCATGATGGAGATGCGCTGCTTTCTGCCGTCAAAGTGCATCAGCCAGCTTTTCAGCGGGCCCTCCTTCTGTTTGGCCAGCTTCAGGATGCGGGACTCCTCCGGGTCTACCTCCACGCCGTCAATCTCCGTCCCCGGCTTGGGCTTGTACAGCAGCAGGATGATGTCGGCATCCTGCTCCAGCTGGCCGGTCTCCTTCAGGTCGTGTATGGTAGGTTCCCGCCATTTAGACTGCTTTTCCGGGCGGGAGAGCTGCGCCAGCTCCACCACCAGCGTGCCGCTGGACTGGGCAAACATGTGCATGGAGCGGGACACCGCCGCCATGGCCTGGGTCTGCCCCAGCCGGGGATCCGTCTCTGGCACGATCAGCTGGACGTAGTCCACGAAAATGATATCGAAGCCATACGACCGGCTGATGGCCTGTATCTGGGACGCTGTCATGCCGCCGCCCCGCAGAAGCACCAGACTCCGACTGGTGAAATCCTGCCCGCCCTCGGCTACCCGCTGCCAGTCGCTCTCCCGCAGCTGGTGCCGCTTGATGGCCGTGAAGTCGATGTCGATCGCGCCGGAGACCAGACGCATGGTCAGCTTCTTGGGCTTGGTCTCAAGGCTGAAAAAGCCCACCTTGTAGCGCTGGGCCATGTGATAGGCCATTTGCAGCGCCAGCAGCGTCTTACCGCTGGAGGGCTCGCCGCCCACGATCACCACGTCGCCCGGCTCCGTGTATGTGCTCTCGTCCACCTCCCGGATGCCGTAGCTGACGTACTCGACCTTCTCGTCGGCGTCCTGCGTGGACATGAAGTACCGGTAGGCATCCGCCATCGTCCACGCCTCAATGCCCCGGCCGGCTGACAGCATCTCGCCCAGCGCGGCGATCTTGCCCCGGCAGCCGTCCAGTGTCGGCTCGGACATCAGATCGTGGGCCATATCCCGGATGCGGGTCAGCACGGCCTGCTCATGCATGATGTCGGCATACTCACGCCAGTTGGCGGCGGTGGGCGTGACCTCCATCAGCTGCATCAGGCGCTGCTCGCACTCCGGGCCGATCTTGCTGCGGATGGTCACCGGATCCACCGGCTTGTCCTCCAGCAGCAGCGCCCGGGCCGCCTGATAGATCCTGCGGTTGGTGGCGTCGCAGATGTCCGCGGCGTCCACCGCCGCCAGAATAGGCGAGGCCAGCCGTTCGTCCAGCAGCAGCGCGCCCATCACGGCATTCTCCGCTTCCAGCCAGCGCTGTGCGGCCGTCGTTACATCAGGCATCCGTCACCTCCAAGCTGGTAGCTCGGCGTGTCGTCGTCCGCAGAGGAGTACTGTGCCGCCTGCGTGACCTGCGGCGGCTCCGGCATCTCCAGCACGCCGCCGTTGCGGCGGATGCTGTTGAGCCACGTGGACACATGCTGCACGCCATAGCCTCTGGCGTATTGGTCGTCGTACTTGAGCTTGAGGATCAGCCAGCGCCCCATGTCGCGAATCAGTTCCGGAGAGGGCTGCATCGCGTTCCAGATGCGGCGCGCCTTGCCCTTGTCGCCCTTGCTGGTCTTGGTCACAGAGCCGTCCGGGCCGACCTTCTCGATCACCGGATAGAACTTCCAGAGACCCTCGAACCGATCCGGCTCCCATTCCGCCTTTTGGCCACGCCTTCCCCCTTGGGGGGTAAGGGGGGTATTATCAAGTATCTTGTTAATCTTATTAGGCGGCGACATTTTTGCCGACACCCCCTCTGCATTTTTGCCGACACCGGTGTCTGCAAAATCGTCAAGACGGGTGTCTGCATTTTTGCCGACACCCCCCATCCGGATGCCGGCATAGATGCGGCGCTCATGGCCCGTCTTGGTGGGCACCATTTCGATGCGGATGTACCCCCGCTTGCTCAGCGCGGACAGCAGCCGGGAGATGGTGTCCGGATGGACGTTGTGCAGCTCGGCGAAGTTCTCGTTGTCCGCCCAGCAATAGCCCTTCTTGTCACACAGGCCCGAGATCTCGCCATACAGCAGCTTGGCCTTGTCGGGTATCCCGTGGTCATAGAGTACGTCGGCGGGGATATTGGCCCAGTATGCCGGGCTGATCGCTTTTTTTGCCATTTTCCCAAATTCCCCCTTGCCAGTTCAGTGTCTTTCTGCTACAATGATAGTGTTCTCATTTAGCGGACTCTCTCCGCTACTGACCGCTTTTCGGTGCCAGCCGAAAGGCGGTCTTTCTTTTTGTCCAGCGCGTCCACCAGCCGCATGACGGCCTCCGCCGTGGACCACGCGCCGATGATCGCCGCCGCGTATAATACCCAGTCGCCCACACGTCTCACCTCCTTTCACATGCCCCTTCCTGCCGCCCTCTGGCGGCTGTTTTCATGCCCGCACGAACTGGGCCAGCTCCTCCGCGCTGAAGCGCAGCTGCCGGTCCAGCGCCCGCAGGTCGTCCGCCGTCCATGCGCCGCTGTTGATCTTGGTGCTCATGGTGGACTCGTTCAGCCCGATCTTCCGGGCCAGTACCGCCTGAGACGGAATGTCCCGCTCCGCGCACTTCATGCGGATCAGGGTACGCCGCACCTTGGCCCGCTCCCGGCCCTCGTCCCGGATCAGGTTGACCCTCGGCATGGTTACACCTCCTCCGTGTACATCAGGGCCAGCGCGGCCTTAACGATGTCCGTCAGCTCCGCCGTGATGGCCAAAAACTCCGGCCGCTCATCGTCGTCGATCACGCCGTCCTCAGCGATCTCCAACAGCCGGTCGTCCCGGTGGCTCTCTGCAAAGCGCATGATCCGCCGCACCAGCTTGATGGTGGCCGTCTCCAGCCGCTCCGGCCGGGCTTCCTGCACGCACTCCGGCAGCAGGGCGCCGAACGCCTGCAGGTGCTGCACACCCAAAAACTGCGTGTCGTAGACGAGGCACATCCGGGCCACTACGTCGCCCGCGGGGACGCGCTCGCCGCCCTCATAGGCTCGCAGGCTGGTCAGGCTCACCGCCAGCCGCTCCGCGGCCGCTTCCTGCGTCAGACCTGCCGATTTTCGGGCGGTCTGATAGATGTTTCCGCCGCCATTCGCCATGGAAATTCCTCCTTCCGTCTGGTATGCTATGCTCAGGCGCTGGCCGCACCGCCCACCAGATCATCCAGCGAGCAGCCCAGCGCCCTGGCCAGCGCCACCGCCGTCACCAGCGACGGCACCTTGAGACCGCCCTCGAACTGATTGATGGCCGCCGCCGTCACGTCGCACTGGCGGCCCAGCTCCGACTGCGTCAGCCCCTTGGCCTCACGCCGCCAGCGGATGTTGTTGCTCAATTGCATGTTGTCACCTACCTTTAACCTTGGTTTACTTGACAGGGCGCGAAAACGGGTGGTACAATGGGAAAGGGAAATAAGTGAAAAGAAAAACCATACGTACCACCCGTGTCTGCGCGCCGGTGCCACCCGGCTGCACAGGGGCGTTTGCCTCCATGCCTTTGCTTATGGCCTTGAAACGTAAGAGAGAGGCTGTTCAGGAAAACGCAAGAGGATATTCGCCCGCGGCTTGTCGTCCGGGGGATGATTGGAGTATATCTCAATCGAGAAGTATTTGTCAAGCCATTACTTCGCTTTTGCGAAATTTTAGGAGACCTGCACAATGTTTAAGGAAAATTTTGAGCTACAATTACAAAAAAAGAATGTAAAGCCCTATGAAGTTTCCAAGGCAACGGGCATTTCGCAGGGACTCTTGAGCGAGTACAAGAGCGGAAAGAAACAGCCGTCTATACCAAGCCTGCAAAAGCTGGCCGACTATTTCGGGTGTTCCGTTGGTGATCTTGTGGGTGATGAAAAAGCCCCGCCGAAAAACGACGAGGCTTCGCTGCAACCGATTGCGCCTCACGAACAGGAACTGCTCAATTACATTCGCAGTCGTCCGCCTGAGGAGCAGCCTGCGGCGTGTCAAGACGCCGAGGCATTTCTGCGTTTCCGCGCAGAAAAGAAATAGTTTCTTGCACAGCAAGTTCCGGGTCTTTGATGCTGCGAAGTAGCTGGATCAAACGAATTTCGCTTGCTGTCATGATATGTACCTCCGTATAAAAATTTGAAAGGGTGAGACATTTGAAGTTTAGCGAATTTCAGGAATATCAGCAATTCACAAAGCCCGCGGAACTACACAAGGCCATCAACACGCTGCGCGGTCTGGTGGCCGGAATTAACTCCGATAGCGGCGCCAGCAAAGCGGAAATGGCCGAGCTGACGCACTGGTGTGAGCTGCACTCGCATTTACGCGACCGACACCCGTTTTCGGAGCTGCTGCCCGTTGTCGATGCCGCCTGTGCCGACGGTGTGGTAACGGAGGACGAAGCAAAAGACATCCTCTGGCTGTGCAACAATTTTGCTGACAGCAGTTCCTACTACGACATGACTACATCCTCCATTCAGTTTCTATCCGGCCTCGTGCACGGAATCATGGCAGACGGAGAGCTGAGTGACAGGGAAATCGCGGCGCTGTCCTCCTGGGTGAATGCGAACGACTTCCTGGCCGGCACATACCCATTCGATGAGATCCATGGCATGCTTTGCGCCATTCTGGCGGACGGGAAGATCACCGAGGATGAGCGCAACCAACTCATGGCGCTGTTCAGCAACTTCCTCGACTTCACCTCATCCTTCAATTTGACCCGTGCTGACTTCGACGATCTGCGGGAGAAATACAGCATCCCCGGCATTTGCGCCGCGTGCCCGGATGTTTCCTTTGAAGGGAAGCTGTTTTGTTTTACTGGGGAATCTCTTCGCGCAAAGCGTGCAGAAATTGCCGACGTGATCGCCAGTCTTGGCGGCATGCTTCGCTCCTCTGTGTCGGCCAAGACCGACTACCTGATTGTGGGCAACTCCGGAAACCCCTGTTGGGCATACGCCTGTTATGGCAGAAAAATTGAGGAGGCCGTAGCCCTTCGCCGCGCTGGCGCAAAAGTTGTCATTGTGAACGAAACCGACTTCTGGGACGCCGTCGACGATAGGCTCGCTGGAATCGAGGAGTAATATGGAAAGCTCTAAATACTGCAAATGGTGCGGCGCACAGATTGCGTCCGGCGCGAAATTCTGCACCAACTGCGGTGCAAATATCGGCACCCCACAGGATCCGCTTGTAAGATATTGCCGCAACTGCGGCCGCCAGATCAACGCCGGTACCGGCCTTTGCCCCACCTGCGGCCGCGGTCGGCCCCTTGCGCAGAATCCCCACGCCTTCGACATGTCGCCCAAAGATCAGGCGAAGCTGGCCACCCGTCAGCGCATTGCGGAGAACCGCGCCCAAGGCGTGGCCTGCTGCCCCAAGTGCGGCAGTACGTCCCTATCCGCCAACACCAAAGGCTACGGCATCGGCAAGGGCGTCATCGGCATGGCCGCTGTCGGCCCCATCGGTCTGGCGGCCGGTAACATCGGTCGGCATAAGGTGCTGGTCACCTGCCTCAACTGCGGCTATCGTTTCAAGCCCGGCTGGTGACCCGTGCCCAACTTGAGCACGAAATCTATTTGATAAGGCCCCGCCGTCTCCGCAACGCCGGCGGGGCCGTGCATCCGGCTCGCGCCACCATCGCTTGCCGGGTGCACGTCCAGCGTAGCAGACAGGGTGGGGACAGGCAACACCAAATAGGGATTCGACGCTTTTCGCGCCGCCAACATTTGGGTAGGGTTGTCCCAAAAGGGAGAAAAGGCATGGAAAACACAGAATTGAGAGACATTTGCAGGAAAGCGAAGGATGATCGCGGCTATTCCACCCAGGATCTGGCGGACATGACAGGGATTTCCAGATCCACCATCGACAACTTCTTTGCCACAGTGTCCAAGGCACCCAATGTGTTCAATGCGGGGCTGCTCTGCAAAGCCCTGGGCGTCTCGCTGGACGATTACTTCGAGATCGTCCCCGCCGAGAACGCAGAAGCCCGGCTGCGCCGGCAGCTAAAGGAAGATCATATGGTCAGCGAGAATCAGCGTCTGACCGAGGTCAACGGCCTGCGGAAAGAATTGGACAAAAGCCGCCTGTCGACGATCCTTGTCCTGTCCTTTCTGTGTGCTGTTCTCTCGGTGACGCTGATTTTCTACATCGTGATGGATTTCCGCATCAAAAACGCGGGTCTCATCCAGGGCGGCCAGGTGGGCGCCGGCGCGTGGGGCATCATCGCCCTGGTGGCCATCGCCTTCGGCGTCATGACCTCGGCGCTGTTCAGCGCCATCCGCTACGCCCGCCGCATCGCCCCGGAGGGGCAGGGGAGGGAAGAGGCGTGAAGATCCCCAAGGCCGTCAAGCTGCCCTCCGGCAGCTGGAACATCAATATGATGGTCGACCGGCAGCGGATCTCCATCACCGCCGCCACCAAGAAGGAGGTGGAGCGCCAGGCCGCCGCCATCAAAGGCGGCGCGAAGCTGGCACCTAAGAGCAGCATGACGGTGGGCGAAGTTATCGACAAGTACATCGAGAGTAAGGATGCTGTCCTGTCCCCGTCTACGGTGGCCGGGTACAGGCGCATCCGGGCCAACGCCCTCCAGGATCTGATGCCCCGCCCCGTGGACAGCCTGACGGCCCAGGATGTCCAGCGATCTATCAACCTCATGGCGCGGGACAAATCCCCTAAGACGGTGCGCAACGCCCACGGCCTTTTGAGCGCCGCCATGGCGGTGTATCGGCCCGACCTGGTGCTCAGGACGACCATGCCGCAAAAGCAGCGCTACGACATCGCCATCCCGTCGGACGACGACGTGGCCGCCATCATGCGCTCCGCCCGGGGCGAGCCGGCAGAGCTGCCGATTCTGCTGGCCATCTGGCTGGGCCTGCGCATGTCCGAGATCCTCGGCCTCAAGTGGTCGGACGTAGACGGCAGCGTGCTGCACATCCGCCGTGCCCTGGTTGACGAGGGCGAAAAGACCACCAAGACCTACGCTTCCCAACGCGATCTGCTAATCCCAGATTATATCGCGTGGTTGCTGGCTCGCGCTCCTCGCGAAGGGGAACACATTGTGAACTATACCCGCCGCGGGCTTTATGTCCGCTTCCAGACGATTTGCCGCAGGGCGGGCGTCCAGCACTACCGGTTCCACGACCTTCGACACATCAACGCCTCCGTCATGCTGGCGCTGAACGTGCCCAATAAGTATTCTCAGGAGCGCCTGGGCCACGCCACGGACAACATGCTGCAGACGGTCTATCAGCACACGATGGCCGCCCAGCAGCTGGCCGTCGCTGCCAAGCTGGATGACTACTTCAACGCAAAATTACAGATGGAATTACATACGGAAAAGCAAGAAACACAGTAATACCAACGATTATAGCCGGATTTTCACGGGGTTCGAATCCCCGACGGGGCACCAAATGAGAAAACCGAGGAATCATGCGATTCCTCGGTTTTTCTTGTGCTCATGCGTCTTTGTAGGGTTCGCTTATTCCGCCGGTCGTGCCGATTTTAAGCCGAATCTTTGCGAATCCGGCGCATGAATTACAGACGAATTACAGATGGTAGGGAAGCGTCACGTCCCCCGGTACATCCCCTGCAAGGTCTTGACCTCCGCCGCCTTGTCGATCTGCTTCTGGTGCAGATAGTTATAGACGGCTTTCATGCCCTCGGGCGGCTCGCCCTTCTCCTGCCGGTACTTCTCGATCAGCTTCGCCACCTCGGTATGCAGCATGGTCATGTGCTGCATCTCCGCGGCGGAGAGATCGAAAAACACCTTGGACAAATTGGGGTTATCCTCTTTGTACTCCAGGGCGCACTTGGCGTACTTGTGAGCGTCGCCGATCTCTTCATCGACCATCTCGGACAGCTTCTGAATCAACTTCATGACACACCTCACAGCTTCTCCACGGTGACGGCCAGGTTGTCCACCACGGCCTCGGTACCGCCCAGGATCAGGGACAGGATGCTGCTCTCGCAGCCGCAGGCGTTGCGGATCAGCGCCGTGATGGCGAGACTCAGCTCGTCGTTGGCGGCGGCAGCGGTCTCGGTCGCGGTCGCGCCGATGATCTCCACGCCGTCCTTCTGGGCGGTCAGAGAGACCGCGCCTGCGGCGGTGGGCGCTACGGTGGCGCTGACGTTGACCAGATAGTAGCCCTGTCCGCACAGAGTGATGGTGTTGCCGTCCTGCTTGACGTTGCAGCCGAACCGGCGCGTGGTCACGCCGAAGGGCACGATGCCGCCCACGGCGATGGTGGGCTTGCTGGTGTTGGTGGTATAAATAGCGGATTTGCTCATAATAATCTCTCCTTAAAATAATACGGGGCAGCTGTTGCCGCCCCGCTTGCCTCGCCTGAAAGGGCGCACTGGTTGTTGCAAATTATGCAACAACTCACACGTTGCCGCAGCCGCAGCCGTTGCCGCAGAAGGGGGACATGCCCGCGTTATAGGTGTAGCCGTTGGGATAGCGAACTACGCCGTACATGCGGTTGTCCATCTCCAGACTGGCGATGCGGGCGGACTGCTCCGCGATCCGCTGCTCCAGCTGGGACTTCTCCAGCGCGGCGAACTTGGCCTCGATGTTGGCGTTCACGCCGTCGATGGCCCGCTGCGTGTTGCAGCAGCACTCCGCCAGCTGCGCCTGGATGCCGTTGCCGGTCTGCATGATGGTCATGTTGGTGCCGTTCTGGGCCAGTGCCATCTCCTTGCCCAGCTGGCCAATGTTGCCCTGCATCTCGTAGCCGAGGCTACAGATGCCGTTGCCAATATTGGTCAAGCGGTCGTTGATCTGGCCGAACTGCTGGCCGAAGAGGATCTCCTGCTGGCTGGCTGCCGTGGCGTAGGTGCCCAGTTCGCCCTGACGGCCAAAGCCGCCGCCGAACATGACGAAGAACAGGAACAGGATCACGACGATCAGAAGTCCGCCGCCGCCGAAGCCGAGGCCGCCGTTCTCGCCGCCAACAGCGGCGCGCAGATCACTCAGACTATAATTGTCCATGTTGAAAACTCCTTCCATCAGAATTTTTATAATAATCCGTGTCGACCCGGACTATTTCAGAAACTGCATCAGCCATCCGGCTGTGTCTTTCAGCTCATCGAACTGCTTCTTGGTCATCTGCCCGGAGCTCAGGAGTTTTATGACCTCCTCTTCCGCCTTTTCCGGCGTCATGTTGGCCGCGAACTTCCGGAACTGGCTGATAAGGGCCAGCGGGTTATTCAGACGGCTTCTGCTGCCGCTTAGCATCTGCATCATCGGGTTTGCCACTCAGCATCTCCTCCAATCTTTTCACGCGATCCTCCAAGCTGTTGACATCCACCACCGGCGCGGGCTGGTACGGGGCCACCGAATACGGCGTCACCGTGGCATACCCTGCGCCGTCCGTTGTCTTGAGCCACACGATAGGGTCATGCTCATCCATCAGCAAAATGGAGCTGTTGGCGGCCATCCTGAACGCCTCAGCGCCGCCCTTGCCGTTCACGCGGGTAACTTGCCCCATAAACGCCTGCGGGCCACCAGCGGCGCTCTGAGGGCCGCCAGAAGGGTATCCGTAAGGGCTGCCGTAGCCCATCGGCTGATAGGGATTGAAATATGCCATCGTCCGCACCTCCTTGTTGATAAAATCATAAAACAAAAAAGACCCAACAAAGGGCCTGAAAAGGGTCCCCGTTGGGTCTTTCTTTCACTTGTTGTTAACGGCGTCCGCGATCTTGCGGTAGCCCCTGCGCCTGCATTTCTTGACATACTCCTGCGACGCGAAAAGCCGGTCGGCCACCTGCTGGCGGGACTTCCCCCGCACGTCGCACTCGATGATACAGAACGCCTCGTCCCCCGGCAGCTCCAGCCCGGCGATGAATTTCACCGCCCGCTGGGGCGCCATAGACTGTAGCTTTGCCCGGATATCACGATGTGTCGGATTCATGCTGATTCCCACGCCGTGAGCTTGCGGAGCTTTTTTTTCACGGAGGCGGAGGGCGGCGGATCGTAGCCTCACGCCTCGCTCAGATTTTTTTGAAAATTTCTGCAATTTGCACTTGACAGCACGCTAATATTAGCGTATAATGAGGATGTAAACAAGAGAGGGGAACACCCCAGGAGGAAATAAAAATGAAGTACACTTACCGCATGTTTGAAGATAACGCTGGCCGCCTGCACCTCGCCGTGATGGACGAAAACGACACCTGCGTCTACTACCTCTGCGACGCAGATCACGAGCTGGTCATGAGCACTCTGGCCGCCCTGAAAGACGGCGGAGACCCCATTGCCGATGGCTGGGAAGGCGGCGAGGAGAGTCCCGAAGCCTGCCTTGCCGAAGTCCTGACATGGGTTGACGCCCGCAATGGCGGCGCAAACGAAATCGACTGCTAAAGGAGAAGCAATATGCGCAGAAAGTACAACGACTGCCAGCGTGAGGACGGTGACTGCACCGCCTGCTCGCTGGTTAACTACGGGCGGGACTGCCACAACCGCCCCATCACCAAGCTTGAGTGGGCACGCCGCATGGCAGGCATGACGCAGACGGAGCTTGCCGAAAAGTCCGGCGTCCACAGCCGCCAGATACAGCGCGTCGAGATCGGCGAGGCCGAGGCGGGCAATCTGACCGCCAAGAACCTGATCGCCATAGCCGATGCCTTGGGCGTTGGCGTGAAAGATTTGTTATAACCAACAGCGCACCCACATGGGTGCGCTGTTGTCGTTTTCACACCCTCGCCTCGACAATGAACGCCTCGGGCAGCACCTCGCGCACCTTCTCCAGATACGCTTCCGCGTTCTCTTTGCTCTCAAACGCACCCACCTGCACCCGGTAGATCGTGCCCGAATCGGGCACCGGCTCCGGATCAAGGTCGATTTGCTTGTCCGGCGCGATGTAGGGGATGCCGAAGAACTCGCACACGGCCTGGCAGGTCTGCTCGGCGATGGCCTCCATGTTGTCGATGAGCCACTGGGCCTCCTCCGGGTTGTCGTGGAACCCGAACTCCGGCAGCACGGCGGGCATGGTGGTTGCTCGCAGCTCGTAAAGGCGTGTGTCCTCGATCAGCCGCTCGGAGGTGCCCGGCGACATGGGGGCGATACGATCCTGGATCAGCTTGCCGATCTTCCGGCTCCTGTCGCTGGGATAGCAGTGCACCCGCGTACCGGCTACCTTGCCGTTGAAGCCGTTGGTGTGCAGGGCGATGTGCAGGTCGGCGGGCCATGCGTTGGAATCGCGCACCCGGTCGTACATGCCGCCGTACTGGGCGTTGATGACCTCGCAGCCGCAGCGCTTCAGGGCCCGCTCCAGATAGTCGGCGCACCGGCCCATCTGCTCCTTCTCGTTGGTGGTCTTGCCGTTCCACAGGGCCTCGCTGGCGTAGACGTTGCTGGCCCGATCCTCCGGGCTGAGAAATACCTTAGGCATTGTCGCCGCCCTCGTTGGCCTTGTCCTTGTTGTACTGGGCCGTGGAAATGCCCAGCACAGCGCCCGCGAAGGCCGTCACGGCGTTCAGCGTCAGCACCACATCATCGGGCCGGGGCCAGCCCCAGACGGGCGCCAGCGCGGCATACAGCGTGGCGATGGCGGGCAGCACGATCATCACCACCCACTTGAGGGTATCATAGATTTTGTCATTCAGCTTCATGTTCTTGTCCTTTCCGGGCTTTTGCCCTGTCCGTTATTTTCGGATCGGCAGCCTGCGCACTTCTTCCATCACGCGCTTGGCGCTGCCGTTTCCACCCATTTTTTCATACGGCGCGTACAGATAATCGTTGAGGTTTTCATACTCGTCCTGCGTGATCTCGCCCCGCTGGACGTAGGTCATGCCCAGATGGATGATCCGGTCATGGGCCAGCCCCACCAGCAATTTCCGCTCCGCGTCGTTTTTGTCGCTGCGTCTGGCTACCAGCGCCCACAGGCCGCCGCTGGTCAGCGCGGCCACCACGATAGCGCTGATGGCCGGGATAATATACTGCCACATATCAGACCTCTTCCCATCCATATACACCCGGCTCCCACACGTTGTTGTCAATGGTAGACTGCCATGTTTTGCCGCCGTGTGTCACCTTGTCGCCCTTCATGTAGGGATTGGTGCTCTCAGGCTGTTGCCACTCGGGGATTACGGTTGGATCAGGGATTAGTATCTTTGCCCACAGGCTGACAGCGTCCTCTGGCGTCCAGGTTTTCTGCGAGGTGTGTCCTTGCAAGCACTTGTACAACACGCCGCCGTACAAGCATCTGTCACCTACCGCATAGGCCACGCTATCACTGCTCCACGGGCGATAGATCATCGGCGCTTTTGCCGCTTGCTCATCAGTCAGGACAGCCGCTGCCGCATCCATGCTGGCGCGGATGGCCTGTGCCTGCTTCATGATGTCTGTTCTCATTCCAGTACCTCCACCCCCATCACTTGCAGCGCCGCCGCGTACTGCGCCGCCTCCATCTGGGCCGCCTCCGCCGCCGTCAGCACCTCCGTGCCGTCCCGCCGGAACTTCTCCCCGTCGTAGGTGTCCCCCACCTCCACCATCCGGTCATAGAGCCGTACCGCGCCCGGCCATTCCCCGGCGTTCCGCTCGTTCAGCCAGATGATGTTGACCACCGTTCCGTTTTCCACCAGTGCGTAATTCATTGTGGTACCTCCTTAATTCTTGGCCTTGCGGATGATAGCGATACCTGAGCCGCCCGCACCAGCGGTCGCACCTGTTTGTCCCGAAGCGCCACCGCCACCACCGCCAGTATTGGCAGTCCCAGCCACTCCATTGTATGAATATGCAGAAAATCTGCCACCAGCGCCCCCGCCACCAGCACCGCCAGCAGCACCGAAGTTGCCGTTAGTCACGTTAGAGCCACCACCCCCACCGCCGCCAGCATATAATGTAGCACCAGTTTCGCCAAATTCACGAGTGGTGGTACCTTGTCCAGCTCCACCAAATTTCAGATAAGCACCATTACCACCATTACTGCCATCAGAACCTCCAGCGCCAGCATTATAGCCTAGTTGCGTTTGCACATTGTACCCTCCGGCTTCACCACCACCAGAACCACCAGCGCCACCAGAAATATTATTGCTGACGCCAGGAGTTGTTCCTCCAGCCTTGCCGCCATTTACACTTTGACCTAACGCACTAGATGTTCCACCGGAGCCGCCGACAACAATGCCGTAGCTCGTTTGAGCCTCAATCGTCAACTGCTTAAAGGTGCCGGTATAGCCACCACCACCGCCACCGCTGCCCTTATCACCACTAGAGTTGTTGCGAGCTCCACCATTTCCTCCGCCGCCCACCAAAAAGAGATCCACCAGCCAGTCGTTGGCGATGACCAGTGTGCCGGAGGTGTAGAACTTGATCCGCCACTGTACGCCGGATACCTCGTCGCTGTCGTCAATGACTTCGCAGCTGCCTGTGTAGGTAAAATCCTCACCCAAAACGGGCACATGGTCGCTGCTGCCAGCGGCAGCAACCCCGCCGCCCAGCCTCATAATATTTGCCATTTTAATCTCCTCTCAGTATGATCCGGATGGGCAGGTCGATTTTCGGTATGTCTCCGTAAGCCGCCAGCGTAAACGCCCCTTCTTCCTGGCCGCCGTCCTGAATATTGGCCGCCTGAAGGGCCGCCAGCTGCTCCGCCGAGATGGGTGCGCCGGGTATGATCTCCTGGACACTGACCGCCGTGACACCGGACTGCACGACCCTGTAATAGGCCTTGCATCCATATGGATCGTTGCTTGGTGCACTTACCCATTTGGTGGCCAGCAGCGTGAAAATCGTGAGCACAGCCTTCTGCGCCGCAACAATATTGCTTCTGGCCTGCCCCTGCTGCGTCTTTGTCAGCGTCTGCTGCTCATACAGCACAGCCTTGACCTCCACATCCCCCGTCTGACCGTTGACAGAGGTGACCGGCGCCGTGTAGGTACCTGTGATCTGCTCACCCGCCGCGTTGTGGGCGGTAGCGCCCTGCGCCAGCTGCTCCGGCGTTACGCTGTCCTGCGAGAGGTCGAGAACGGTCTCGCCGTTGACCTCCACTTTATTCACTGCCATTGTCTCACGCTCCAATCTTCAGCGTCTGGCCTCCCTGCTCGTTGTCTGTGTATGTGACCGGGATAGCCGCCACCGCCACGCTGGACAGGCAGTTATAGCCCTCGTCCGGCAAGACCTCCTGTGCCTCAAACGTGGGCGTCACGCTCTTGCTCTGCGGCTTCATGCCCTCGCTGCCGCTCATACTGCCCTGGATACCGAGAATGGTCACGCCCTCCCGGATGTTGGCGGCAATGAGCTTGGCTTTTTCCGCTGCGGAGATCTGCGCCTTGCCGCTGCCGTCGTGAAAGCCCATCGGAATGTTGACTGGCGTATCCCGATCAGTGATTTCCAGCTCCGACGCGCCGTTGTTGGGCATGGTGCCGGTGATCTTGCTGCCCGCCACATAGGCGGTCTTGTCCTTCAAAATCTCCGCCGCCACCGCCGTGGCGTCGCCTGTGTCTGCGTCAAACGTGCTGGTACCCACAATGGGTGCGCCGGACTTGTCGTGAGCCTTGATGCCTGCCGCAAGCTTATCCGGGGTGATATCGTCCTGCGTCAGGTCAAGCTTGACCTCGGTGCCGACGATCACCTTGTTGACATACTGATTAGCCATCGTAATATTCCTCCCCGATGATAAAAGTTTTTCCTCCCGCTTCGTTGGATACCTCAAACTGCGGGATTTTCAAAACTGTCACGTCCTCCCGCATCAGCTTTTTCGTGGTCTCAAGTATCACGTCAGACGCCACCTTCGGCGTCACTGAATACGGCCCTGCAAATGTTTCCGCCTGCGCCATCGAGGCGATCATGACAACGCCTTGCAGCTGCTGCTTGGCGGTGATCACGCCAACCAGCTGTCCACACTGATGTGTCACGGCATCGTCACCTCCGCCAGAAGCTTGAACTCATTGCACTGGATCACCGTATAGACATCTTCTCCGGTGCGCAGCTCCACGTCATACTTATAGGTGCCGATGGAGAGCTTTTCCGTGTCCCCGGGAGCCAGAACAAAATCGCTGCTGCCGGTCAAGACCTTTTCCAGCACCACCAGCGACAGCTTGGACGCCTGCTTGCGGACGGTCAGAATGAGCTTGTCGCCCTCCTGCATTTCGTAGTCCTCGCCGGTGGCCCCGTTGGTGATCGCCACATGCAGCACGGCGCTGTCTCCCCGCGTCAGCAGGATCGCGCCGTCTTGGATTTCCAGCATAAGCCCCTCCTTACTTCTTGCCCAGGATCACCGTCACGCTGTACTCTTTCGTCCGGGAATTGTACGCGGCGGAGGAATCCATGATCGCGTTGTAATCCCCCTGCACCGGCACGGGGATGCTGCCGTCGGCAATGTCCACCGTGGTAAACGTGCTTTGCAGCGTGCTCAAATCGGGCACGGTGTTGTCCTCCGCGCTTAACACCTTGCTCAGCGTGGCGTTCAGCGTATTGCGGGAGATGTTCTCTCCGAAAAAGCTGATGGTCACGGCGTTCTGGGTCTCAAGCCCTCTGTCAAATACGATCTGCATATGTTGCCCTCCTTACTTGTCGATGTAGTTGATGCTGCTGATGATACACAGTTTTTCGTAGTCGATCAGGCTTACCGTCTCGCGCCAGTTGTCCAGCACCAAAAGAAAACGGGCCTTTTCATACTCCTCCGCGCCGATGATCGTCACGCTGTGGTCTTTGTAGTACCCTCTGCCGTCCTTCCAGAGATTCAGCACAAGGGGGATATCCCGGCTCACAATAGCCTTGATGAAAGCCCACGTCCAGCCCACGCCCTTGCCGTAAGCGCTCTTTGCCCTGCCGGGGATGTCCCACCGCCGCGTGAACTCCTTCGTGATGGACTTGACGGCCAGGGGATTGGTGCCCCACTTGTCGCCGTTGTAGCCGTACTTCTCGGCGATTTTTTCGATGTCGCTGTAATACTGCTCTCCGAAGATGCAGGCCAGCGAGGTCAGCGTGCAGTCCAGCCGCTTGCCGTAGTTCTTTTGCAGCAGCCCCTTCAGGGGGATCAGCTTCCGGAACGTCTGCTTGCCCCGTTTAGGGTACTCCATTTCCAGCCATGAATAATCCAGTCTGTGTGCCATATGGGCCTCCTAACTGTTGTTGTAGTGGTTGATGGCGGCGTTCAAGGCGGATTTCAGCGAACCGGAACCCTCGAACAGCGCCGCCTTGATCTCGTTGCCCTTGTTCTGCGCGGCAGGCAGTGTCCCGTATCCCGTCCGGTTGCTGATGGCTGTCCGCACTCCGTTGAACGTGGCGGCGTAGATGGTGGAGCCGGAAGATACACCGGAATAGGAGTAACTGCCGCCCTCGGCCTCCGCCAGCTCCTGGATCTTCGCCAGCAGCTTGTTCCATCTGGCGGCAGACAGGTTACTGATGGGCTGGCCCTTTTTGATTAGGTCGCCGTCCGTGCTGGCGCTGTCCCAATAGAACAGGTCGATGGCCGTCTTGGTAGCCACCAGCTCCGCGTAGAACCGCGCCGTGCTGTATCCGTAATACGGCTCGTCCATATCCCTGACCAGCGTCGCCGTGGGCGTGGTAGCTGTGGAATTCTGATAGAAATTGAAGGTATACGGTCTGCCGTACCCCGTGGCCTTTGCGATGCCCTTCACGGTGATGGTGGAATCCGCGTTTACCGCGATATCGTGGTACACCTTGTCCCGAATGTCCGCCTTGAGGGAGTTGTCCACATACACCGACGCGGAGTTGACGCCCGCACCCAGCTTGATGTGCATGGTGTACGTCGTTTTCTCCCAGATGGCGTACAGGTTGATGATAGTGGGACTGCTGGAACTCTGCGATGTGGCACTGATGGGGATCGTCGTGTCTTTGTAATACGTCGTGGCGTTGGAGGTGTAGCCCCAGCCCAGAAACGTATATCCCGCCCGATACGGTGTTTCCAGTGTCCCCACGTTGAAGTTGATCGACGTGGTGGTACTGCTGGCCAGCGCGGTGTAGTAGTTGTCTGCGCCGCTCTGGTTGGTGAAGGTGCCTCCGTTGCTCCAAGCCCTCACCCGGTACCAGTACGCCAGCCTTGTGGCTGTCAGGGCAATGTACCGCACTCCGCTGGAATACACATAACCGTCGCCCTCTGAGAAGTACTTTTTCACAGAGGAAAACGCGCTGTTGGTGTACTCCACGAATTGGTATGGCTCACCGTATCCGCTGTCGTAGTTCAGGCCATACAGCACCGCGTTTGTGCCGTCCCGCACCGACAGCACCGTGGACTGGTAATCCGAGTTGATGTAGCCGCTCAGCAGGCCCGTACTCGTTGCGTTGGCGTACTGCATCCGGTAGCTTGCCACACCGGTGCCCACGCGGAAGTAGATGCTGTTGGTGTCGTAGCCGGAGCTTCCGCCCGAAGCGTATACCGTAATACTTCGTTTGACGCTGGTGCCCACAGAGGGGTCGGACACGATGTTCCAGTCGTTGCCGTTGCTGGCGCACTTGGCTCTGGCCCCGGAATAGCCGCTTTCGTAGACGATGCCGTCGATCCAGCAGTTTGCGCCGGTGGTGACGAACCACGCCTGATACACCGTGGACGTAATGGTCTTGGGGAACCGGCTGTCGTTGCTGACGTGAACAACAAATGAGCTGATACCTGTGCCGCAGCGGAAGGAGATTTCAGTGGACATGGTTCACCACCTCACCCGAAAACCGCCGCGCTGCCGCTACCGCTCAAGATTTGCGCCCACGTCTTGGACGTTCCGCCCGCCGATACGCCGGAATAGGTCAGCTCCGCGCCGATGGCCTCGCCGGAGTACAGCCGCACCCCGCCGCCAACCGTAACGTCGTTGGTGCCCAGCGTACCGCTGAAAGACCCGTCCTTGGAATAGAAGTAGTCCAGCCGCCGCCCCGTGTCGGAGATGGCCGCCTGGGGCAGATACCCGCCAGACGTACCGCCGCCGCCCACGATCTTCGACGCATACAGACTTTCGATCTGCGCGTTGCTCACCGTCAGGTTGTCGATATTGGCACCGTCTACATGAAGATTGCTTGCGTCAATAAACGCCGCACTCAATGTGCCCGTGATGTTTGCTGTGGATAGATTGATGGACGTCGCCACGATCTCGCCGTCCACGTTCAGGGCGTTGACGTGCAAGTCCACCTTGTCGGAACTGATCTCCACGCCGTCTTTCTTGATCACGAAGGTGGAGCCGGTGGAATCGCTGGATACCTCCAGCGAGATTTTGTCCACCGTCTGGTCAATGAGACTTTGCGCCTCGCTGCCGTCGATCTTGCCGCTGATCTGCGTCCGCAGTTCGCTGGCCGTGATCTCCAGATTCGCCACGTTGCCCTTCACGTCGCCGATCTCGCTGTGGATGCCTTGAATATCCACTTCCAGCTTGTGATAGGCCCGATATGCGGCGAACTCCCGCCGCTTGCTTTGCGGCGCTGGCTTTCGCCCCGTCCCGCCGGTACATTCGTAAGTAGCCCGCGCCCAGCCGCCGCCCCACTTCAATGTCATTCGGAAGATGGGCAGCGTTCTGGTAGTACCGTCGCCGCCTACCACCTGAATGATGTCGCCCGGCTCAATAGACCAATCGCACACCGCGTCCACACTGTTGGGCGTATAGGCGGGAAATGCGGTCAGCTTCTCATACAGGTCTTGCGCCTTGCCTCTGATCTCCGCCTCCGTGGAGCCGTAATACAGGGGATTGTCCAGCACCTGATACTCGTTGCCCGTTCCGTTCTCCGGCAGCATCACGCCCAGGTCGGTGTTGGCTACCATCACATGCAGAGCTTCCACAGCAGGCGTCTCATATTCCGCGGGAGAATCCCCGAAGTGCTGATTCTTCGTCAGTTTCACATTTTGAAAAGCGAACCACACAAGTTCCAGCGCATCATCCCGGCTCATGCGTGCGTAAGCACAGGCCGTTTCCGCGATCCAGCCCAACACGTCTTTGCCCACAAAGCCGTTTCCGGCCATGGGAGCCGACGCGATGGATTTTGCGCTTCCGGGGAATGTGGTGGTTTTTAACGTCACGCCCACTTCGGCGCACAGGCTTTGAAGAAGCTGTCCCCGTGTCAGCGGCCATTTCAAACCGGCCCACCAGTCATCCACATCTACGTTGAATTTCTGCATGCCGTCCAGCGCCTCGCAGCTGATGTTTGCCACTCTGCGCTGTTCCGGCGTGTCGAAGTAGAACGTGCCAAGCGGCACATATTCGTATTTGTATACCGCGTCAGAGAACTCATACGCCATGTTCCCCTGATAGCTGATGCCTTTCCCCGACCATTTGCCCAGCTTGTAGGCCAGGAAATCGTTGTCCACGGCCTTTGCTGTCAGGATCGTACCGTCAATGGTAGCTGCCCACAGGTTCGTTCCGTCGCCCGCGTACAGCGTGTCGCCCATCAGCACAAGGCAGTCCGGTGAGAAGGTTGGCTGCGAGCTCCCGGCGCTGCCGTTCACCCGCAGGAAGGGCGCATCCTCGTGGGCGGAGACGGTCACGGCGCTGGCCGTGCCGTACCCGTGCACCACCGCCGCCCTGCACGTCGGCATGGCCCACTCCTCCGCACCCACCATCACGCCCATGGAGACGCTGCACCGGCCAAAGCCGTAGCCGCTCAGCAGCCCGTGGTAGTTCAGCACCGTGCACCGCAGCTCTGCCGACACGCACTTGCCAACGGTCACGTCCGTCTCTTCGTTTAGAGGGTAGGTGATCTCGATATTGCCCACGTCCTCGGTGGTCAGAGGCGTGCCGTCCGCAAACTGCAGCAGCAGTGCCCCGGCCTCCTCCGCCATGGCGGCGGCGTGAAACGCCGCGCTGGCCTGATACAATCACCTCACCTCCTAGTATTCGATGAATGCGTACCGGATCGGCATATAGACCAGGTCGTCTCCCGTGTTTCGCATCAGCTGATAGGAGATGTCCGGCACATAGCACTTTCCCGTCTTGTAGTCCTGGCTCTCGTGATCCCAGTATGTGATGGTCACGTCCCGCCTGCTGCCGGAGAGGCCCAGCAGCGTGCTGATGGCCAGCACATCCGTACCCCGCAGCATCTGCGGCGTCTCAAATTCGATTTTGCTGCGGGTGTGGGGGAGCACGTTCCGGTGTAGCATGCCTGTGGCGTCGCTGTCGCTGTCCTGGTCGATCCGCTGGTTGGGCGTGCACTTGTAGGTTTCGCTCCGGATATACTTCATGGGAAACACCGTGTTCCCCACCTTGATCAGATACCCTTGATAGGCCATACCTTCACCCCCTCACCGCTTCATAAGCTTCCAGGCTCCGGCTGACCCACCGGCCGGCCTCGCTGCCGGGACGACCCAGAGAAAAGTCCTTCCGGGCCGTCCGCTCGCTGCTGTCGGCGATGGAGCGCACATAGTCCAGCATCCCCGTGTCCAGCAGCGCGCTCAGCACCGCCTGCGCGATGCCGTCCTGGATCTGCCCGTTGTTGGCCACCGCCGCGTGGTGGCCCATCCGGCCCACCATCTCCGGCACGCCGTTTTCGTTGGCCACGAACAGGCCCGCCGACTGCATCACGCCGCCCTCCGCGAAGTGCAGCGCGCTGATCTTGAGTGTCTTCCAGTTGCGCCCGATCTTGCCCCAGGAACCGCTGCCACCTCCGCCAGAGGCGTCAAATCGGCTAGATACGCCGATTAGCTGCATCACCGTAGCGATGGCTTCCTGCACTGCATCGCGCACCCGCCGCACAGCGCTGATGAGGGGATTGACGATGCTGTTCTCCACCCAGTGCAGCGCACTGTTTAGCGCGCTTTGAATATCCTGAAGAGTCCCGTTGACAAACGCGTTGAAATCATCCATCACACCCATCATGGTCAAAACGTCAGCGATGGAGCTGAAAATACCATAGCTAAAAAAGTCAATTACCTTTCCGATGGCGTTGACCAGACCAGAAGAGTCCAGCCCCTTGCCGCTGAACAGGTCGCCCACGGTCCGGTAGATGTCGCCAACGCCCTCCTGGAAATCGGCCACCACGCGGCCCAGGTGCTCCGTTGCGGGCCCCAGCGCGTTATCCCAAAGCCAGTCCAGCGCCGGCTTCAGCCAATCCAGCACGCTGCCCAGTGCATACAGGGCATCTGCCAGCTGGTCCACCAGCACCGGAGCCATCCTGTTCACGGTCCAGATGGCCAGCGGCTCCAGTACCTTATCATAAGCGTCCTTCAGGTAGACGCCGATCACATCGCCCAGCTGCTTGGCCGATTCCTTCAGCCGTCCCCAGGCGGCCTCCAGCCGGGAAAAGTCCATCTTGTCCACAGTCTTTTTCAGCCGCTCCAGGATCTTCTCCAGCGCCGTGCTGCTCTCACCGGCCTCGTCCAGGGCGCTCCAGTCGATGCCGGTGATGCTGCCGCCCACGTCGCCCATGTCGCTTACGCCGCTTCCACCGCTGCTGGTAGTGTCCGCGGCCTGGCTGGGGCTGTTCAGCATGTTCAATTCGTCCCAGCTCATGGTGCCCAGCTTCTGGGCCGCCTTGGCGGCCTTCTCCGTGCTCTTGGCC